CCTTTTTTCGACTGTCAAACAGAGCATCATGCTTTGTACGGATAATCTTTTTATTTTTGATTATAGCATCAAACTTGGCTTTATCCGTTTCTATAATACTACCATCGCGCTTCTGAATACCATACTTTTCTCCATCATCAGAAACAATCTTTCCGATTTTTGTTTCCGGAGATAGATTCATCGTAATCATAGCAGTTGGATATAGCGATGTATAGTCTAGAGTAAATTCATTCTTAACAAAACCCTTTCGAGGTTCAGCCACATATGCACCTGCATTCTTACCATCGCGATGCGGGCGGTCGAATGTGGGTAAAATTCTATCTACAAATTTACACTTTACTGAGATGGCTCCATTCACAATAGGAAGTGTATTCATAGCATCCTCGATATTAGATAGGCCGATATAACTCAGCTCCTGAAGCAATGCTATGTAACGAAGTTTAGCATCGAGACGAACGACAATATGAACGTCGATGATGTTATATTCCACGAATGTCTCCCAATCTTTAGTTTGAAATTCGTATAGAGACATATCACCATAATCCAATTTCTGAATACCGATACGCTCTTCCTCCGCAATGGAATCAAGAGTATAACTTTCCTTTAAATTCTGATTGAACTTCTTATATGCTTCCATATAGTCAATAGAAGCCCGTCCAGTAATACCATAAACATTCAGAATTTGTCCAAATCTACCTTCCTTAGTCTTTTCTGAAATCCATTTATAAGGAGATAAATGATTAATTCTATCACCAATCAAAGCTCTCCCTCGGCTGACAATATAAGGAACGTCGAACCCAACTGAATTCCACCCAGTTATTACATCATAATCAAACTCCTTAACGTGTTTTATAAATTCAAGAAACATCAGTTGTTCATTATGACACTTCATAAGAACAATATCATCCCTATCAACAACCACATTACCATTTGAATCCCGGATTTCTAAGTCGCGCTTCAATGGTTTAAAATGAAAAACATAGTATTTCTTTGTAAAATTATCGTATGTTGTTATCAATGAAATTGGGTCTATGGGATTATTTGAATCCGGCATCGACTTAGAAAAACATTCAATGTCTATGAACGATACACGAATTTTACCAGAACTAAACCCAGCGGACTCATTAACTTCCCAAAATTGCTCAACTAGATATTGTTGAGCTGGAGGTAATCTACCAAATGTTCGAGTAGTACCAGTTCTACTGATAAAATCCATCATCTCAGAAGAGTTTGAAAATTCAACTCTCTTCAGTTTTTCACCAAATAGTGATACAGCATCACACGCTTCGACAGATTCTAGATACAAAAATGGTTTGAACGACTCCTTCTTGACACAACGATTACCATCCTTGTCCCAAGTACGAAGGTATATCGATTCATCTGACTTCTTGTAATAGCAATCCCTATACATTCATATCATTTTACCAGAATTTCCTGCTTAGTCAAGTAAGATTGCCAGCGAGTAAGCGATTTTCTTTCAGGATTACCATAATCAGTTGAATGAAGTTCACTAAACGCCTGTACATTCTGAGCATTTTCAAGAATATATTGAGAACTTACATCAAGTCCTAATTTAGAAGCTTCCATGTAATTAGACCTACTCTTCATTATATGAGAAATCATCCTATCCAAGGAGTCAACATCACGAAACCGGTATGGTGTTTCTTTATACGGTTCTACATCAGACCCGATGAACGGAATACCAAGCATCCCAGATTCAATCAATTTGATATTAGATTTACAATTATTGAATACGTTATCCAGAAGCGGGGCAATATACATAGAAGGACGAAGCTTAGATATAGCATATCCCATTTCACGTACCGGAGTGAATGGTAGTTTGGTAATCTTTCCTTGCTGGGCATACTCATTCAAATGAACTGGACAGCCTCCCATGAAAATCCATTCGAAACTACTAGATGTTTTCTTGATATATTCAACAAAATCAGAAAAATCATCCTTCTTACTACCATCAATACTGAAGTGATTAGAAGAACCAGCATATAAAATTCGTGGACGATTTCTGGTTTCGTTATAAATCATATCCGGATTACCCTCTCTATAATACGATTTAATCCAATTTCGAGGTTGAAGATTAGGAACTACTGTTATCTTATCGTTAGTTATAATTCCTTTAAGGGTATCCCTAAAATATGTTGTTGTGCATGTAATTTCATCACAGGAATTCATGTACTTAGCAATCAAAAGCCTCTGGTCGTTCGTATCATAAAAGTCCTTAGCTAGATTATATGCAGGAATATGCTCTCGAAATGGAAGGTCATCAAGCTCATATATAATTTTAAAACCAAATTGATTTCTCATTTCGATAATATTCTTGAACATTTCAATGTAATTGGGATGACAAAGACCTTGAATTCTTATACATTGCACATTCTTCATATACTGTGGTATAGTAAACCACTTATCAGTATTCAATCCAACCATACCAAATTCCATCAAGAATCGGAATGGCCATACCATACGATACAAATTACTACCGTTACTGCATTGTGAAATATAAAAAACGTCTTTTCCTGTAGGATTCATATTGTATATTATATACTATAAATCAACGAAATCAAGTTTAAAAAGAAAATTTATTTACATAAGGGAAGATTGACCGTTTTCCTTCTTGATTACCATAACACTATCGAAATTATTTGCAATTTCCTTTCGATGAGAGACTACAAATGTGGATAGAGTGTTTTCAGAAGTGATTTTCTTAATAAGATTTACAAGCAAGTCTACGCCATGCTTATCCATCGAAGTGTCCAACACCTCATCTAGGAACATACAATTGTATTTTACATTACCAAAGGCCATTTTGATTGAATAGAACGCCAGCATAAGGGAAATATCAACTGTCTTACGCTCTGCTCCTGATAGATTCTTATATGTTGTATCATGACCAGAATCATCCACAATGGTAACATCAAGATATTGGTCAAAAATACAATGCATATTACTACCAAGAAGTCGAATATAACTGCAAATACGGCTATTCAAGGCATCTAGGATTGTTTTTAGGAAGTATGCCCTAGCCCCATCATCAGAAAATACAAGCTTGGCAATATTCAAATCAGATAATTGTGTACTCAATACATCAAACTTACCACTTTCTACTAGAATTCTAGAATTTGTATTCGAAATCAATTCTTCAAAAACAGATGTTTCCTTCTTCTGATACTTAGATAGTTCCACAATCTTGTCTCGTTCAAGAGCGACAACATCTATTTTTGTACTGTTTAAGCGTTTTTCATTAATAAGTTTTTCCCCGTTGAATACAGAAACATCTACAATACTACCTTTAAGAGTTTCGATTTCTTGAGCATATTTCAATTCAATTGAAGATGTGTTTAACTTACTGTTTGTAATTTCCATAATCTCATTCTTGTATGACAACTCCCTAGCATTATCATCAACGGTCTTAACTTCTTTCCATTTAGCATTACCCTCATTCTTTAAACTCTCGATATCACGCTCTGTAGGACCGGTGTATGCCGGAATTGACTGTTCCTGTCTAAGGGCTAGTTTAGATAACTCCAGAGTGAGCTTGGTTTCCTGCTGTTTTAGAAGTTCTACATCTTGTAGTTTACTTTGACACAGCTCGATAAACTCACTTTGTACATTAATACTACATTCCTTTGCTTGAATGCAATCATTCTCAAACACAATCATTTCATTACTTTGGAAGATTTTAGCTTTGCGCTTATCAACCTCATTCTTGATATGACTATCAGAAGTCTTCGAAACGGGCTGGCCGCACGTTGGGCATACTGTACATGTATTCAATTCGTTAATTTCTGTTGTATAACGATTAATGTCTTCAGTTAGAATAGCTATCTTCTGGTTATGTTTACTGATACCAAGCTTACATTTTTCTAATGTATCCTCAGCTTCAGATTTCAATTTCTTCTGATTTGATTCATCATATCGTTCTATCTTTTTCTTGATTATGTCGATATTAGTCTGAAGTTCTTTTCTTTCAGTCAAATGGGTATTGCGAAGTTCTTCTATCTTGGAGTTCCAATTAGAAATCTCTTCTCTAGCAAGTCTAATCTTTTCTTTATATTCAACTATGACTTGCTGTTGCTTTTCAGCATCAATAATCTTACGTTGCTCGTCTTCCTTTCGGATACGACTGTATTTCAGCTCGACTTGCTGAATCTGTTGTTGAATCTCTTCATTTTTACTCGAAGCTTTCGCAAGTTCTGAAGAAAGCTCAACTTTCTTTTCATTGATACGACGCTCGACTGTCTTGTTTCTTTGTTCACACTCATAAATTTTTTCATCTGTTTTCTTAAATGACTGTTTGATTTCATTATCGATATTTGAATTGAAAATAACTGCTTCCGAAATTTTTCTATCATAAGATTCGGTAGCATACAACTTTCGTTCTTCAGTAACTCTATTCTGTTCTATCACAGAATTTAGATTATCTGTATAAGAACGAAGCAGATTCTTTTGTTCCTGAATAGTAAGAACATTTGAATCTAACTCACTCTTCTTTATTTTGATATCCTCATTTACAGACTTGGCTGCTGCTGCAAAAAATTCAATTCCAAATATACCTTCAACAAACTTACGACGTTCCTCCGACTCCTTTTCAAGAAATGGCTGGAAACTACTTCCCAGCGACATGATTAAACAGTTCCTGAATACCTCGATAGAACCACACATAACACGTGTAATATGTTCATTAGTGTCACTTTTCGATGAACCAAGTGTAATATCAACACCGTTCTTTAAAAACACCAATGTATCTGGCTTGATACCTCTGATGATACGATACTTATCAGTAACATTACCATCAACCACCTCAAAATCTAGAATTACCTCGCAATTCTTTTTTGTAGTGAAATTCAAGATATGTTCCTTTTTACGGATATTCTTCAGGGTCTTATCAAATATAGCCCAAAAAATAGCCTCTATGATAGTCGATTTTCCGGATGCATTCGACCGCTCCGAATCACTATCTAGATTAATACCCTGAATCAGGGTCATACCATCAATAAAATTCAAGACAACTGGCTTATCGCCAATAGCCATGAAATTCTTTGCTTCGACTCTACGTAAATTAATTATTTTCATTTTTTACTTCTTCCACCTTTCCTAAAACATATTCAAGTACACGAACCTTCTGTTCATCAGATACATCAGGTAATGCATCCATATAAGACCTCATCAACTCAGAAGGACTATATAACTTATTCGAATCATCAGCAGAATTTATATTAAAATCTAAATCCTGAGTATATGTGATTTCAGTTGTTGTTTGTAGTGGATTGAAATGCTGTTTAATCTTCTCAACCATAGACGCCTGCTTCGCATCTGTCAACTTCTGGTCTATGTTAATCTTCAGAATGCAGTTATCCTTAACAGTCTTCAATTCCTCACTTGTCTTTTGAATTACATGATTCACTTGATTTTCATATGGAATAAATTCCATAGAAAGGTCGTCATAAACAAGATAAATTCCCTTTTCATCACCAGAATCAGAAAAATCCATCTGGAATACATTTCCAATATAATACAAGTGTTTATCTACACCATACTGTCTATGTTGCTTCTTATGGAAATGTCCGGTTATACACAATTTACACTTGTCCATGATTTCTGACGGCTTGAATCCCTTTTCGCAGATATGACCAGTCATCATGAATCCAATTGTATCAAAATGTCCGATGATAATATCGACTTTATTCTCAGGAAGATTTCCTCCCCAAGGAACCATACATACCTTCTTACCATCTACATCGATTTCAGTTGTAGTTGAAAACATCTGAAATGGTTCAGACAAAACACTAGCTGAAATTACATTGGCGTTATCCTTGAAATAACAATCATGGTTTCCCGGAATGAATAATATTCGCTCAATATCAGATTCCTTGAATAAACGATTTATATCAGATGCAACCTGTAGCGTCTTGACGGATACCTCATCTCGATAATGGAAAAAATCTCCCGGAAAAACAACCGTCTTGAAACCATACTGTACTTGCTTTTCAACAAACCACTTAGCCCAATTCATAGCTACATCGTGCCAAAACTCCGAATCTCGCTTCAAACCAAGATGCAGGTCTCCAAATGTAGCAAATAAAATCCTCTTCGTTTTCATTGAAGAGAATTTTAACAGATATCACAAAGAAAGTCAACCTTTTTTCTGAATATTCTTAATTTTCTTAATAAGTGGGTCAACCAACAATGTCTTAATCTTAGGATTTCTAGACTTAGGCTGAACAACCGTATAGTTGGCTAGGATTCCATTTACATCGTTTGCTGCTAAAGCCTTAGCTAACTTCGGATAATATTTACCTGTCTTTTTAGAAGCGATAGTTCCTATATTATACACCTTTTCAATAATCAACGCCTTTGCTTCAGGAAGCAAATCATTCCATTTCTTACCGCTCAAAGATTCATATTCCTTCGCAGCCTTGGCGATGTGAGCTGAAATGTCCTTTTTCAATAATTCCATAACTTCTTCATCGGTAAGTCCTGCATAATACTTAGAATAATTTTCCAAATCCAACATTTTATGTCCATATCCAATTGTCGGGTCACCCCCCTCGAAAGAAACGTGAGGAAACCACCGCTTTAACTTTGGATTCCACCCACCCTTCTTATTATTCTTGCTGTTCTCGACAGACATCATGAAAATAACAAGACTATCAACTACTTCAGGCTCAACAGAATATCCGGAAATGTTCTTGACTGGTTCCTTTTTATCCACTGGCTTACCAGCCTTCACTGAAGCTTTCTTTATTTCTGGTTTTACAATCGGAATGGTTAGCTTCATACCAACCTTAATATTATTGACGTCCTTTATCTTATTTGCAGAGGCAATCTTTTGTATTGATACAGAATATTTCTTAGCTATCTTAGACAGACTTTCCCCACTTTTTACAATATGAGTAACTGGTTGTGTCTGAACCATCTTCTCGACTTGAGCCGCATTGACATCGGACATAGCACCAAATGAAGCCAGTCCGAGTGCACCAGCCGTGACGAATTTCTTAAAGAAGTTTTCGTTCATCATTTCTTCCTCATTCTATACATCATTGATTATTTTAGCTAATCTGTCAACATCCATACTATACCTATTTAGAGATGAATTGTCAATCGTTATCTTGTGAATTATTGGGTTGAAAATCTGGTGCATCTGGATTTTTCTTGAAATACAGATGATACATCTCATCAAAACCCGGCTCATGCATCAATTCCTCATACATCGAATCTAGAAGAGCGTGTACTTTCTTGTTATGTTCCTTTTCCTTTCGCATTCGAGCTAGAAAACAATTCCACTACACCGTCGTAAAATAAGTAAATGGGTTTGTCTATAGATTCAAATCATAGTTTTTCTTATTGAGTACTTCAATAATCTTTATAATGGCATCTCCCTCCATCTCATCAAGATAGGTATATCCATTGAAATTACCCCTTGACTATAGACGTTTAACCTATTCAAGAATCTACCGACCCAAATCGTCACTCATCTTTCCAGTATCATAGAACTTCTTGATTTCACTACTCAAAAACTATGGCTGGATGTAGAATGTTTCATTCTTAGTGTTTTTCCTGACCTTCTTCTTTTCTTTATTTTCACTCATATTACAAATCCTTTTCGACAATCCGAATATTCTCTTCCTCATAAATTTCTCTTCTGTCTTGAAAATGACTGAATGAATAATGTAGGTTGTCGAAGAAATCAAAAATGTACAAACGTGTTTTATCCGCGTGAAGACGCAAACCTCTACCAATGGTTTGGACGAGTCTGATATATGCTTTACCACCCATTGCTATGATAATATTAGGTAGGTTGGTAATGTTTACCCCAGTTGAAAAAATCTTTGTGATGGCAACCAAGATACAATCGCTTCTAGATTCCATTTCCTTACGAATCCGTTCGCGTTCCCCATCTGGTGTATCACCAGTTACAAAATATGATGGTCTATCCGGATACATTTCTTTCAAAACACGTAGGATGTTTTCTCCATGCTCGATAAAATTTACAAGTATGAGGAAATTACCATTCCGAATCTTAACAAGCTCACAAATCTTACGGTTTCTCGTTGTTGAATTGCTTATATAACTACACTCTGAAAGGAAGCTCATATGTCCATGAACTGGATGTGTTATCTTCAGACCCACCACAGTGCATTGTGTAAGGAAATTTTCTTCTCGCAATTCAACACCGGGTTTTTCATAGATGATGCTACCATACGACCCAATGGTATGCCATTGTTGACGTTCATCCTTGGATAATGTACCGGTAAAACCGAATTTGTTAAGAGTTTCGATACTTTCGATGATATCAGATACATCGGTTTCCTTGGATACCGTATGAACTTCATCCGAAATGACCATATCCATTGTTTTCATCCAGTCCCACTCCTTCTTGTATCTCTGACGAACCATTGCATGTGTAACAATACACACGTTAGTGGTCTTATCAAGCGGATATCCGTTCTTCCACATGGAATATGTAAAGGAAACCCCATAATCATCGAAATCCCCACTAAATTGGTTGACTAGATTGCTTTGCGGAACCAAAAGAAGTATCTTGGCATCCGGTTTTTTCTTAACTAGAGAATCAATCAATGCTGCAATGGCTAGGGATTTACCCGCACCAGTACCCATGATTAGTAGACCCCGGCCAGCCTTTTTAGCTGCCTCAAGAGCTTCTTTCTGATAATACCTCAATACCTTCTCACCATATTCATCCTTAATGTCCAAATCTCTTAAATTAGATGGTCTGTATAGAGCCATCGTACTTTCATCAATTGTAATGTGTTTCTTGAGATGAGGATATCGCTCAATAATCTTAGACACTATCATTCCGAGAAGACCAATTGAGAATCTACCACCAACAGTGATTGGATAAAAGAAATCACTCATATACTTCGCAGCCTTTTTAGCATTTGGATTCCTGCTTCTGGCTAGAACCTTTCTGGCTGCATTAGGAACTTTCATGGAATCCCGAATATCATCTACGATATCCCGCAACGTATTCTCGAATGAAGAATCCGGGGTTGTTATGTAGGCATATCTCTTTTCTCCTTTAGTCTTGATTACAATCATTACTTATCCATTGTTCAGTTTGATAATCTCTATGATGTTCTTATAATCATTTGTTGCGTAGGTATATACTTTCAAGAGACCATCGACATAATCAAGAAGAATTTCCAATTGAAAAATCTCCTTTCTCAGAGGGGTTAGCTTGGCTTCAACCTTCTTCTCAATAAGTTTCTTACTTATGATTTCAATACCAGATGCCTTGTTGTTTTCTTCCTCATGCACCTTTGTAACAATTTCATCAATAAGATTCTTCAAACGAATGATTTCCCTAGAAATCTCAAACTTTTGACCGAGAACAAAATGTTTCTTCGAACAAAGTTGTAGTTGGCGTTCCATGATGTTAACTTCATTTACATTCATATCTTCCTTTGACAACTTTGATAACTCTTCGTAACTCAATATCATATTATTATTTAACTATTATTATAACATACCATAACACCCTTTTCAACTAAGTGATAAATAAAGTTATGAAATTCACATCTTTAACTGCTAGAGAACTACTGGAAAGCCTCACTGGTGAAGTTCTTGGTCAGAATAATCAACCAATGGATGACTTCAGGATACCCAAAGCAATAGGATAGGTTCAAAAGAGACCTGATATGAAAAGACCTAAATTGAAGAAGTGTCGAAAATACTATCAGAGAAAATATCGAAAGATGAATGAAAACAATGAACAGCCTCTTAAAAGTTCAGACGACTTAAAAAGAAAATATCTATTCGTAACCAAAGATGAGTAGGGTGATACAGTAAAGATTTGCTAGGTTGATGGTGATTTTGTACGAATCCACATGTTTTCTAAGTTCCAAGACACTGCACACCATTACCTAAATGGTGATTTTGTCATTATTCCTGAAAATGAAATATGGATTGATGGTTCTAGATTGGAAGACCTACTCAACAAGGAAGAACATCTGTTCTAGTTCTACCAGAGAACATTGATGAAAATCCACAAAATGGATGGAATCCAAGCGACCCCAACAGCTAGACTCAAATTGACAGACCATAAAAAACTTGATTCTGAAGAAATTCTGTGATACAATTACATTTATGACGGATTTTGGACATTGGATAAATGAATAGGGTGAACAACCAGACGATGTGTTTGGCTTCATCTACACAATAACACGAAAGTAGTTGGATGGTTTACCAGAAAAAACATACATTGGTAAGAAACAATTGACAAGGCGTATAAAAAAGAAACCATTAAAAGGTAGAAAGAATAAAAGAATTGAACAAAAGGAGTCGGATTGGAAAACATATTGTTCTTCCTCAAATCTACTACAAGAGGACATCTAGAAGTATGGTAAAGATAATTTCGTCTTCAAGATTGTCATGTGGTGTAGTTCTAAATGGGCTTTATAGTATTTCGAATAGAAAATGCAGTTTATGAACGATGTCATTCTCCACCAAGATAGATTCTACAACGGAATTATCAACCTCCGTGTCAACAAACCCCCACGACTTTACCTCGAAAAAATACAAAATTTAGAAAAAAAGTGATTTTTTACAAATTTTTTACCAAAGTGCCACTTGACAATTACTGGTACGCCTGATATAATATTCAAGGAGGGTTTAAATAATAGTATTCAACAAGGTTCTTAAAACCCTTAACCAAGTATCAAAATATTAAATTCTAATAGTAAATCAATATAGTAACTTTAAAAAACCTAAAAAATGGTACAAATTGATGAACCTGATTGAAATCAATATAGTAACTTTAAAAAACCTAAAAAATGGTACAAATTGATGAACCTGATTGAAATCAA